TTCAACTCTCTGATCTGTTCATCTGTCAGTGATATATTCTTGGAAATCAGAAATTCTTTTATCTTCTCGGTAACGATCGCTCTACGTTCCGGTCCCGTCTTATCATCCCCGTACCGTTCCTGTATCGCATACACGAGCTTGGATATCTCACGTTCTACCCGGGAATATCTGATATCCCCTAACTGTTCCTTTATCCAAGGAATAAGATATCTGCTCATTACCAAGAATACCACCATAACTACGAGCTTTACAACCTCAAAAATAATGTCTTCCATATATGCGTCCTCCTTATCCTACGCTATCATCATCCGTCTCACCTAACAGGGAGTCGGTTGCGCCCAAATATGTGTACTTCTTTCCTGCCGTATCGACTATCGTGCTGCTTATCGGGACTGAAAACATCAGTTTGTTCTTCTCGAATATGTTCATGATCGTGTTGGTGGCAAGATATGTGAGCACCGGGGCCACTATTTCCCTCACGATAGTTGACGAAACATCGACCACAGGATCCATGCCTATGAACGCAAGGACATATGACAGTGTAGTGAGTATCATGCCATGCGTCATAACGGCCGCTACAATAAATTTCGAGAAAGTATTGAGCGATATATGTCTGTTCTTCTCTTTATTGATTTTTTTAATAAGAAGAAACACCACCAGAAAGCAGGCTGCAAAGCCAACTGTAAACGCTATTATCAGCTTCCACCACATAATCCCCCTCCTCTCCTATAGGAAATCATTATCAATGCAGCATTTTTCGTAGCATCGTTTTACATTTTTGATTGCCATAGCTGCCTTATCGTTCTTGAAATGCTTATGATCTTCGCAATAATCCTCGTAATATGTGATATCGTCAAGCGTCTGGTCAAAGCTCTCTTTACTGTGCCTCGGATAATTTGAGCCTTCCTTGCCGGCCATGAGTAATTCATCATTAAATCTCAGGATCCTTATGCGGGCCATGATCGCTTTATCTTCTTCCCTTGCGTTTTTTTCTTCCACCTGGGACTTTGCAACGCCTTGAATTGATTCTTCAAGTTCATCCACCTTGTCATACAGGTCTTTGTTTATCGCCCGCCCAAATGTCCTTGCAATCCATGAAAGAGGATTTAATTTTACCGGGGCTATCTGTACGAGGGATAGTACCGCTATTATCGTAATTCCCCACCCCTTCGTGCCTATATTGAGTAACTTAAGAACCTCTGTTATTGTCATGTCATCCTCCTTAATATCCACCCATAATAAGCGTCTCACCGCTCACCCTTGGCGTTGACGCATTACGAACATCATCCTGAGTCGCCAGCTGTACGACATTCGACGGACCTTTGGCCACTCCAATGAAATCCCTATTATTATTGTCCTTATCAAGGACGACCACCACTTCGCCGGCAACTAATTTTGACCTGTCAAGATTCGCATACAAGCCTCGTCTCATCTGGATAGCCATTATTTACCCTCCTTTAGTTCGTTTATTTCCATTTTAAGCATATTTATTTCGGCTCTTAAATCCTTAACATAATTGATAAGATGTGGTATATACTCGTGATAGTCAATAGTCCTCGGATTCATTTCGTTTTCTTCATCTGTACAATGTTCAAGCATGGCATCCGTTTCACCAAGATTATCAAGTAATTCTCTCACATCCTGTGCAATCATTCCATAGTGCTTGCCCTCTGTATCCTTGTACTTGAACTGCTTCGTTTCAGTTGCATCAATCAGATTTTTGGATAACTCAACATCAAGTGGTTCTATTTCTTCCTTAAACCGTCTGTCTGATGTTGTCCATACTATCGAATAAGTCGTACCACTTCTATAAGAAAGAAGGTTATTATTTCCTCTAAAAATGCAATATGTATTATTACTTGACTGCAACCTTATTGAACTATCCGTTATGTCAATGTAATCACTATCGCTAGATTGAACATTTATTTGCGGTGTTGACAGTATATATATGTGTTCTTCACTATCCGTTACCAACATTAACTGATTATGTTGTAAATGTACATATCGTGAACTAGAAGCATATATATCAAGTTTAGGTGTATTAAAAGCTTCCAATGCTATATAGTTTGAACTGTCATAACGGGCTTCTATTAAGGGTGTAGTAGAAGAACTTAACGAAGTCCTATTGTTTGAACCGTTGGATGACATAAATCCCGACGCAGCAATTGAATAACTTGCTGAACTTTCGTCGTCATCAAACTTAATAACACCACTTGGAGAGATGTTTGTTTCACCCACTGCCAAAGCATAAAAGGTGGCTGAACCTGTAAAACTTCCTCTAAAATTACCCACGGTTTCATAGGCATCCATTTCTAGTATGTTTTGTATATCAGCCCATATATCCAGTACATAGTTTGAAGCCCATGTTTTCCTTGTAATCTGTATTCTTATTCTATAAATAGTTTCATCTGTTGCGGAAAAACCTGTAAAATAGGTGTCTTTGTCGTCAAGTTCCCAACCGGCATAATTAAATCTCCTAGACTCCTTTGTAGACCAATTGTTACCAGTCCATCTATATAATGTAATCTTACATACTTGAACATTGTCATGGTCAATGCTTGTAGAATCATCACAGCTGAAATCCATGTTTATATCAACGTCTTGTTTCCAACCATCATTAGCAGGACTAAAATAAATGTATGTGGAGTACGACGAAGACAAAGTAGACCACTCTTGATAAAAATATTCTTTCCATCCTTGTGAATATATATAGAATGTCTCTCTATCCACTCCATCGGGATTTATAATTTTCTTATCCACAAAAAGGTTTCCAAATTGACACCCTTCCAATGAGATAAGTTTATTTGTAAGAATACCATCTTCGTCTATGATTGTATTTGTCTTATATACAGATGCGACCATAGAGAAATTAGTATTAAGAGTATTGGATATTGTTACCCTAAAATATTTGTTAACATTATTGGAATCGACCTCAAACCTGTAGGGTATTCTACCTATTCCGCGTCCAAGAGAGCCGCTTTTTATACTTGTCCATGATGTACCACCATTTGTAGTTTTTTGAATGGTGTATGTAAGGTTTGCATTTGTGGCGTTGGCAAAGTTATATGTTTCTACCCCTGCTATATAAAAGCCTTTTGCGCTTGTCGTAGAATATCCTATGTTAAAACTGTATGAATACCCATTAGTATATGTTGTTTCATAAGCCGTAGTTTCGCAGTTTGCCAACATTCCTGCGCTTGTTAAATCACCAAGGTATATAGAACCGCCAACAACCCTATCGGCAGAAAAATTCCCTGCATTTATCATAGAAGCATTAAGGTATAAATGATTTCCCTGTAAAAAAATACCTTCATTTTCTGAACCATTGGTAAGCTTGTTGTATATTGCCGTCTGACCTAAATTACCATCATATACTGTTATTGCATTTGATACGTCCGTACTGTCAACGTATTTATCCCTCTTAACCCAATCAGATGATACAAAACTTCCCGTTGCCCTTGCGGTAACACATACTTTGATTTCGGATGACGTAGAAGCAAACCACAAATCTCCCACATTATAAGGTATAGTGGGTTGACTTGTATATATGTGGGCTTTTCCGTCTATCTTGTCAAAAACTGCTGTTGGCACATTTTGTTGTATCCATTGTGCGCCGTCATAATACCATGTTGTATTGTCAGTTGTTCTATACCATAAATCTCCTAAATGTTGTAATTTTAATTCACTTGTAGTCCATGCCCTTGAAGGGTCACTTGCTTGATACCAAGTTTCAGCTTTTCCGTCTATCTGGTGCTGTAAATTAAGTTTATCTGGAGAATAAGTGTCCGTTATCCATTTTTCAAGAATTTCTACGTTATCTTCTACTCCTGCCACCCATGTATAAGCGCCATAAAGGGATACCATGACTTCCTTTATTTCCATAGTACCTTGTGTGGAAGTATAGTTCGATATGTGGACATTCTCTATATTGGTTATTTCGTCCATGGTTGATGCTGTTTGTTGTTTCGGATTAAATCCTGTATATTTAATCACAAAATCAGCATCATCCGATGTTACTGTATCCTTTAAAGCTAACCCAATATTGACGGATACAGTATTTCCATTCTTAGTTCCTACTATTCTGAATTGTAAAGCAAGGTATACATTAGGATTCGTATTACGGACACCAGTCCGCTTAATCTTCATGGAAACATAGATGTTCTTTTCCCCATAATAACTATCTTTTATATAAGACGAAAGGATAGACCATGTGCCTGTTCCTTCGGTTACAACACCATTAACTATCTTTACACCCAAATATGTAGATAGCCCATAGTTCTTATTCTGTACTCCTGCCGCCCATGCTGGTTCTGAAGAATCATCTGCAATTTGTTTTACAGTTTGTCCTCCTACCGTGGCATTTGCCGCAAGTCGAACGTCACCTGTTGTGGCATCCAAAAACCAATTACCCAACGCTGATTGAATGCGGCCAGCTTTTATCAAGATACCGTCATCATCTATAATTACAATTTCGTTTTCATCTTGCGTATTATCTTTAACTATAATTTCAGGCGCATTAGCTGCACGACCACCTACCGTTAATCTGCCTGTAACAATCCACTCGGCCTCTAAACCTATGGCTTTTAATATGTTTACAAGTAATGCTCCTGTTTCAGGATCATAACCATTATCCCATGTATCGGGCAGTCCACCTTGTGTAGACACAAAGAAACCGGACCCCGATATCATAAATACTGTTGATCCCGGAGTGAAGTGACATACACCGTTTTCCTTGGTTATGGGCATATTAGACAGATAATAAATCCTGCCTCCTGTAGGAATGTCCTCATAATCCTGATACGCCCCCATTGCATTTATGGCAAGGCTGTTCATCAACTGTACAGCAACATCATAATTAGAGATAGCTTCGTCTGTCTTTTTTCGTGCTATCTCGACTGCGGCCTGTACGGTTTCTGAGTATCGCTTAACAAGCGATCTCATTGGGGTGATCGCCCCTAAGCTCGCCTGATGATCGGAAAACCTGAATGAATTATTTGTTATATAGGAATGTACATAGTTGCCATGCGCATCCCTGATCGCACAACAATCCCCTATCTCTACAGCCAAATCCGACAAAGTGGTTATATCAAAGGTGCGAAATCTGAATCCTCTTAACACATCCCATATAAGGTTAAGTGCAGCAGTTACATTTGATACTGTGAGCAGAGGGTTTTCCTTAAGATCAATCACATACCCTTCTGTTCCAACCATATATGTAGTTTCGTCTATTTCAATTTTGACACCCGTTACAGTTATCTCATCAGTGCCTATCTGGGGAGTACCAAATATCCTTGTGAAATAAGCCACGGTTGTATTTTCAAGGAATGACCCGCCGTCATAATCCTTGGTTTCCTCATAAACAAGGAAATTACCACCGTCTGCTGTATCACCGTCGGAATATGGCGTAGTATGGGTATTAAATGTTCCACCGTCAAGATCATCAACCCATGCATCTACGTCATACCACTTAAGCCTTAATGCGCCGGTATCATCAATTATGCAGAAATTGCAGCCTATCATAGCCACATACTGTATAAATTTGCGGCAGTTCATGTCCTTTTCAGGGGCTTTGGTCAATGTAAACTGATATCCGTGGAACTGTGATGTAGCAAGAGTCACGCCACAATACGCACAAACTGTAGTGATTGCTGTCTGGCATGAACATGGGAATGAAAGCCCGACCTCTGATAGATTCTTATCGTCAAACTTCCACATATTATTGAGCAACTTCAAAGATATCAGTACGCCGACATGATTGGGTTCATCAACAGTAAAGAAGCCCATACGGTAATACTGAGTATCGCCTACCAACTTTACCCAGACCACTGCTGTAGCGTTGAAAAAATCGTAAGAATTAAATCTCTCGTCAAAATTTTCTATCTGAAAACTGCATTGACCGATTACAGCATATCCTATATCGAGAGAACTTTTTCCGCTTGATGCAGTGTCGATGCTGAAGGAATCTGCCCATATATTTTCTTCCGTCAAAGTAAGACTTGTCCCGTCCTTCAATGTCATATTGATATTGACGAGGAACTTCCTGCTATCGCCGGATGCAATTATTCGCTTATATGCCGCTGTAGTTGTTTTCATTATTACCTCTCAATAATGTTGAACGATACACTCTCCTGGATACCATCTTTAACCCACCAGTAATACGGCGCATTTGCATCGCCGCGGTAAAATTCCTTGGTAACTATGGTGTTAGTCAATGGACTCCGGTATGTCACGTAAAAATACTCAGGATTGAACATCTGCAATATTTCCGATGCTTTTGCGGTATCTATGGCGTTCCATTGTAGTGATATCTTTTCTTTCTGCGCCACCCTGTTTTTATGCATCTGGGCATCCTGTGTTCGCCCGGATTTACTTGCTGATATATCCTGAAGCGACCATCCGAATTTTGATGGGGTTGGCACATTTACCCCATCCACCTGGAATGTAAAAGCTGCCATTTTGGTTCTCCCTTATATAGTTGACGGCGAATATCTCCATGCTTCTTCATCCATAGCCCTAGAGATTGCCGTGCCCAACTTAACTCCATCCATGCTTATTTCATTCAATATGTACTGCTGCTTATGCGCATCCAGGACGGTATTGAGCAGGTTATATAGCTCACCGCCCATAGCCCTTGTAACGCCTCTTTCCACTGCATCCACCATGCTTCCATCAACATCTGCCGTGAGGTTTGCATTGGTATTCAGCTCGCGTTGTAACCTGTGAGCTATCGTTGTGTTCCCGAACTCTTCCCCGAAATTCGTCGTGTAATTCTGTAATTCAGAAGTATCGACATTGAACTTTGATCCAATATCTATATCCGTAAAGCTGTCGGCCCAATCATTCACAACATCCTTTGTCGATTTTCCGACCTCTTCAACAGCGTTGTTATATCCCTCTACAGTGTCTGAACCTATGCGGTAGAACACTTTCGATGGCGAGTTCGAATCGAGCTTTTCTTTAAACCAACTGATTATGCTCGAACCCCACTTTTCAACACTATCCCGGCATGATGTGTAGAACTTTCCGATACCGTTCTTGAATCCGTCTACGACATCACGTGCAAGCTCTGAGAATTTGTCTATGCTGACATCTGCCTTAAACCAATCAAGGATACTTGAAGCCCATCTCGATATATTATCTTTGGTTGTGGTATATTTGCTTCCGATCTCATCCTTGAATTTCTGTACTACATTTCCTGCTGTTTCCCTAAAGCTATCAACAAGGCTCTTGCCATTTCCTTTTTCAAACCATTCGGTAACGCTTGAACTCCACTTAGAAACATTGTCCTTGGTCTGTGTATATTTACTGCCCACTTCGTCTTTGAATTTCTGTATGATATTCCCCGCGGTTTCCTTGAAACTATCGAAAATGCTCTTATTATTACCCTTCTCAAACCATTCCTTAACACTAGAACTCCACTTGGACATGTTATCTTTGGTTTGTGTGTATTTGCTCCCCACTTCATCCTTGAACTTTTGGACTATGTTGTTCGCAGTTTCTTTGAAATGATCCACGATATTCTTGTTGTCTTTTCCTTTGGTGAACCACTCGATTACATCCTTGCACCATGTCGTTACGGTATCTTTCATCTTAGTGAACGTCTCGATACCATTCTTGAAACCGTCTACGATATTCTCACCGAATCCTTTGAACAGCTTTGAGGGGCTATTGATCTCGAAGAAATCTCTGATTCCCGCAACAAAATCGACGAAATTCTTAAAGGCTCCGCCGGGGAATGGTATCCAACTGGTCGCAAGCCCTTCAAGGAAACCGGCTATAACATTCTTTCCTGCGTCCTCCATATCTTTTGTTCCGTCGCCGCCCACACCGAGCTTTTCATTTATCCGCCCTATAAGCTTTCCAATGGTATTGTCCCAAGCCCAATCGACAAACCCCTGAAACGCATTGCTTATGCTGTTTCTTATAGCTTGGCAGAG